GATCTTATCTTTCATCTCTGATTATGACAGGTGGATAGAGAACGGAAAGTCATCTGACATTGATCCTAACGTCTGGATACCTGAGAAATATAAAAGTTGGTACATCGGTAAGGTGGAATATAACTGGGACGGGGGTGATCTTAGAGTTAAGATTAACGGGTTCCTGCCTTGGCAATTGCAAGATGAAGGCCTAGAAGCCGTTCCTAACTGGGACGCACATAAGGAAAACAAAGGCTATTCAGATTACTATGATTATATAAGATCTGGTGGAGACTTATGTTATATTAACAAAAACAATAAAGACTCTTGCTCTGAGTGTAGCAAAACTAGACAAAGTACTTCGGCGGATAAATCGGCTCCTGGTGAAATAAATAGCAAGTTTGCCAAGGGTAAATGTACTTATACAGGCAGTAATCAACAAGCTGTGCAAAGCTTGATTAATGCTTCAGAGGCTGCAGGAGTAAAATCTAATATAGGTCAAGCGGCCATTGTAGGTAACGCACAGAAAGAGAGTTTTGCACGTTTAGATCCTACAGCTGTAGGAGATGATGGAACTGCTTTAGGAATTTTTCAGTGGAGAGGCGATAGGCAGGATAACTTAAGAGCTCTAGGAAATGCCCCGCTATCTAGAGATCAGCAGATGAGAGGGTATGTGAAAGAGATGCAAAACTACCCTGATCTAGTTAATTACTTGAATAGAGATGATATAACGTTAGACCAAGCTGTAAGAGAGTTCGGTAAGGTCTATCTAAGACCCCGTACTCCAGACTATCCCACAAGGATTAAGTTTGCTCAAAATGTACTTAATAACATGAAATGCTAGTTCCTGTAATAGGCCTTGCCAGATTCTTTCTAAGAGAGGCGCTACTCGACGCAAAAAATCTAATAGAGAAAGATGCTAAGAAAAAGATCTTGCAGTCAGCTTTTCCCGCTGTAAGAGATTTATTAGCAGAACAGCTTGCCGAGTCTTACTCTAACTATATAAAAGACTTATCCACGGGGTATGTCCAGGCTGTCGCGGACATGAGCCTAGAGGCGAGTGTAAAAGACGAAGATAGCGATAAGCTCGTGATAATAGCAGAAAATGCCTTAAAAGAACTCGAGGTATTTCTTGAAGAGCAGGACCAAGATGGCCCTATTATCACCTATATAAAGAGGAGGTACGAGGAAGAAGGCGTACGAAAGATCACCGGAAGGTTGTTTGCAGGGCATTATATCCGCAAGCAATCAGAAGGAGCATTTAACATTTATAACAGGATGGCTTATGCACCTCTTGTTGATAAGAACAAACCTTGGCTAAGCGGAGAAACCACAGCACAGGGCGTTAGCGATATAATAGCCGATAAAGCAAATAGCATATTTGAGAAGGCATTTGATATCGATCTATCTGGAGAGGACATCTTAAGAAGCTAACCGTAGTACTTAGATCCCTTCTTTAAATTTTCTTTAGCAGATAATACCTGAAGAGTCGCATTCATCATATGATAATCAAAGAAAGCCTCAGCTACTTCAGTGTTTTTTAGATAGCACTTAGTACCTCTGCAGTAGACATCTACGTTCTCTAAGTCTATCTTATAATCTCTACAAAACTCTTGGACAATATTTTTAAACGCGTATCTATGGTCTATATGAAACTCGCCAGCGTTTATAGCCTGGCCTGATAAAGCACATTTTATCTTGTGCCCCATAGAACCCTGCAACTGACGCAGCACGCTTTTTCTGTAGGATATAACTTGTGGCTCTATGATTTGTCTCATAGCCACAAGAGCTTCTTGCTTATTCTTCTTGTACTCTGGTATAGGTTTCTTTCTAGGGAACAGTTCTTCGACTATCTTTCCTTTACCTAACCATACCTCACTCTTTGACTTAGGGGTTATCATGACAATGCCCCTAACGGCCCTTCCTTGAAACTTCTTGTTTCTTATTTTATACTTCAACCCAACTCTTGAATGAAGGAGCTTCCACTTCTCTATCTTGCTAACAACCTCATGGACAAAGTCAAAATCTGGAGGTTTTACAAAGTAGTTGCATTCTGTGCCTTTGACGATTTCTGACCACTTTTTCTCGAACCCTGTTTTTGTATAGTCTTGTCCCAGGACTCGAACGACTTGTCTGCCCATAATACATAATTTATTAGTTTTGTGGAGTAGCTTTTAATATCCTCAATGTTTTTAAGGTGGGGGTTTTTCCTTAGTAGGGTAGATACAGATCTCTTCTTAACTAAGTAATCAATTAAAAATGTCTCGTCTTGAGACTCTAGGTCCGTGATTCTAAATAACAGCTCATTGTGGTTTGTTAGAAGATCCCCAAAGTTTGTCTCTGTATTCTCAGAGGATTCCATTATACAGTTTTGCTCTGTAACAGGATTAAAACTCATAGTAAACGCGGTGCGAACCGTATCGACTTTCTTCACTGGGATCTTTAGATCATCGGCTATCTCTTGATTGGTGATGTTTGGGTTTTTAATCAAGTACTTTCTAATCTTCAGATATAAGTCTGAATAAGAGCGAGGCATCTTCACTAACCTAGAGCTATCCCTGAGATAGTTAAGCATGTGAAATTGCAAACATCTATTAACCCAAGTAGAAAAGTTTGCCCCTTTGCTTTGATCCCAGGAATCATAGATACGTACGATGTATTCTAAGGCAGCATCTCTAAGCTCCTCAAATGGCAACCCGGTGAAATTAGAGATCTTCCTAGCAACCTGGTCAGCTTTCCACATCTGAGAGATAATGTGCTCGTCGCGTTTATCTCTGGCCCTCTTAGACCTGATTCTCTTTTGTGTTACCGCTGTCATTTTTCGATGGATCCTATGATAAAATCTTTTAGCTGCCCAACTGCAAGTATTCCCTCGGTGCTTAAGCCAAGGAGACCTCCGTCTTTATTGAATACTGCAAAATTGGGAGTGCCGTCGCATTCGATCTTATCGCAAAATTCCCAGTCATCGGCAGATACATCCCACTCGCCAAAACCTATGGAGTGGTGGGGGTACTCTTCTGCGAGTTCGTTTGCAGACTTTGTCCAAATGGGCTTCATAGCCTCGCAAGCGGCACAGCTTGGTTGCTTAAAAAAGACCACTCTATACTTAAATTTTTGTTTTTCTGTCATTGATATTAATAAATAAGAATAAAACGCGAGCGCTCGTAGTTTTATCCTACAAAACTAAGAACTACGTAAATTATACCATGTACTAAAGATAACGCACACCGCCCGCGTTTCGCACGTTTCTCTTATCACCTAGTAAGTTACTAAGCGAAGATGATTTCCTATAAGACGGATCGTAGGTTAACTTAGGCAGGGAGGATCTTATGCCGCCAGAGGTCGTAGTGCCGCCCATTAACTCGTCTCTATACACCGTTATCCCATATACAAAAGCATCTACAAAGTCATCGTTTTTAATGAAAGGAAAAGACGTAAGTTCATTTAGCCTATCCTGAAGGTTGGGGATGTTTTCGTAGATGCTAACGCATCCGTCTTCCACTAGAGGAGCAACAGAGTTTGCTCTCAGTACTTTATCTTTAGACGGTACGAGTTCCTTGATTTGTATAGTAAGCGTTGACTTTAAAGTCTGGATAAGAGGCACTCCACTAGCTCTACCTTCTATATATACACATCTGATCTTCCATTGCTTAACAATCTTAGGTATGAGCTTTTGAAGATCTGGGAACTCCATCCTTTCCATGACCACGTGCAAGAGCCTTAGCCCTTTGCTTTTATCTAGGCCCCAGACACAGATCGCAGTGAAGTCGTTCATACTCTCGGCCTTATAAGCCGTGTCTATGGTGGCATAGATATAAGAATACTTTACTTGTTTGTCATAGGTCTCCAGCCAATGCTCTTTAAATATTGCACCAGCATCACCAGCGGGTTGCCCTTGGTACAATGAGTTGAAATCCCTCTCGCCGATTGACTTCTTGATTGCCTGGAGGTTCTCTATAGGAAAAAACTCGGGCCAATGAGACTCACCTAGTTCCCTACCTAACGAGTCGTTCTCTTCATCGACACAAATTGCCGGGACATTGAGCTCTTTCCAGTTAGCTCTATCAGCACTAAGCAATCTTCCAATCACGTCATCGCAATGAAACCTCGTGCCCATGGAGATAATGGCATGGTTGGGTAGACCACGAGTCAAGAACTGAGCCTGGACCCAACTAAATGTGCTTTCCATAACAGTGAGAGAGTTACCATCTGCCAGAAGGTCATCAAGGAGCCCAACACCTGGTAGGTCCTGATCATCAATGACCCCGTATCCAAATCCAGTAACGCTACTTCCAGCAGATGCAACCTTAATCAACCCACCGTTTTCTGTCCTCAGAGCAGTAAGGTTACATTTCTCTTTGTTGATCTCGCACTCTGGGAATATCCAAGAGAATTTCTCAGAGGTTATGTAATCCATCACCGCCCTAGAGTTCTCTGTAGACAGACCTAAAGCGTATGAGCTCATGATGAACTGAGCAGTAGGACTCCGCCCTATCTGCCATGCCGGAAAGATCCGGCTAATAAGCATAGACTTACCCGTCCTTGGAGGTAAGGAGATTGCGCTATACTTGTAGTCTTTATTACCGTCTCCGATGTTCTGTAGATAAGAACATATTAGCTCATGAACGGAATAAGATTTAAATTGAAGATCTGTAATTACTTTAGCAAAAGTAACGAAGTCTGTCCTGCACTTCAGTCTTAGAAGCTCTTCTTTGTCTGTTGCCGACAAGGAAGAACCCCTCTTTTGCATATCAGCTACAATCTCCCTCTCCTCTTTTAGCTCTTTCTTGTTCATTAGTTATTTGTTTTAGTAGTGTATCGAAGTCAGCAGAGTTTAATTGATCAGCAGATAAAGATCTAATATTGGAAGAATTAGAGAGACTAAAGTCTTTGTAGCTGTAGTTTAATGTATCTTCTTTAGGTTGGCTTGTAGATAACTTAGCAGATAAAGAATCTTTTAAGACTTTAGACTCCGTATTTATAGTTTCTAAGTCTTGGAACGGAGCCGCAAGCTCAGGATCTAGTGATCCTAAGATACTTAACGCTTCTAATATATTTTTAATAAGGTTTATAAGCGCCCTTGCTTTAGATTTTTTAAAATAAGTAGGAATTGTACCCGGCTGAACAAATGTGGCTATAAGAGCAGGAGTAGGAGCGACACCCGCAGATTTGCCCTTCTTAACAGAATTTAGTTGACAGATCATTTTATACAGATCTGCAATTGCTCCAGATTGCGTTAGGTCATCCGCGGACATCTTACCGAGCAACCCTCCGTCCTTATCAGCAATTATATTATTCATGAAGTCACTACTTCCAAGCAAGTTAAGTCTTTGAATTAACTCCATGATACTCATGTTATTATCGGCCATCTTAAACGTTTTCTCAATAGCCTCAAACGTGTACTGCATCTCGAGCTTAAGGTCGTCATCTTCTGCCCCTCCTTTGATAGCTTGTTCAAACTGACTAGCCATGCCTACAACTCTCTCTACAGACTTAATAGCGCTTGTGAAGTCGAGTATGTTAGAGGGGATTAGCTCTTTGCCAATGCCTGAAAAACTGAGACCCAAGCCTTTCGCAAGACAAGTATTATTATTATTTAAGATATTACCTCCATAAACATTAGAGTTTTTTATTGTTAAGTTACCAGCGGGGTCTAGCAATCTATTCCCATCGCTATCTACACCATGATCGACTTTTCTGCAAGCTGGCTCACATGGGCAACTAGGCCCACCTCCACCACCAAATAACCCACCTAGGGCGCCAAAGGCTCCGCCTCCTCCTAATATAGCTGATATAGGATTATTGCCACCTAGTAAAGCAGTCACTGCAGGGATCGCGAGCCCAGCTCCAGGGAACGCTAGATTTAGCGGACCTCCGAACCCTGCTGCTCCTAACAGAGACGAAGCGCTAAGAGGAAGGCCATCACTCAAAAAGTTTAACGAGTCAAAACCAGCAAAGTCTTGGAATATACCAGCAACAGGCCCAAAGTTACCGCCGAGTAACTGGTCTGTTAAAGCACCAACATTAACCCCACCAAAGTCAAGGTTTTCAGTTAACCCGGCCACAGAGTTTATAAGTCCGCCATTAGCGCCTCCTTGTAAAATAGAAGCAAAAGCTTCCGGAGCTGCTCCTAAATCTAGTCCTCCTATTGCTTGATTAAATATATCAGCGGCTGGTCCTGTTACTTGGTCTAATCCGTATTGCATGGCGGTATCAATCATCCCAATCGGTCCTCCCTGTAATCCTCCGGCAACCTGACCTGCCTGATCGGGCAATAGTTTTCCTACACCTTGTGTTATAGCGTCTGACCCTGTAGCAGATAAGATCCTTGGCATATCCCAAATTCCGTCCTTAATTAGTTTTTCTGCTTCAGGTCCCGCAGCGGCTAATAGATTACCGTAGCTAGAAGGATCCTTTAAGGCCTCTGTGAGTTGCGGAATACTTATACCCTGCTTGGTAAACATCTCGGCGCCAGTAGCAATAGCAACATCAAAATCGTTACCATTTAAAAGGTTGGCAAAACCATCTGTGTTTCCTAAACCAAATCCAGCGGCCGCGCCTAGGGCTGTATTTATTGCAGCTGCTCCAAGGCCCGAAGAGGCAAAGGGGTTGGAGGCTGCTGACGCTAATTGTGGCACCTGGGTAATTTCTAGCCCTAAGTTATCACCTGCTGACGCAATAAGTTGCGATTTAGGAATAGGTGCCGGTTTATCGGCAAATTTTACTACGGTCCTTGTACCATACTTTACCCATTTCATATCTCCATCAAAGCGGATACAAATGCCTAACTCAGAGTTATTACCATCGTCTATTAATGCTTGTTGGCCATGCACTTTCTCGGTGCACTTTGGCAACGTGGTCTTAAAATAAGTGGGTATCGCAGAGACAGGAGCCCAGGCCCATTCTTTATTCTCGTCTTTACGGCATACCATCAATGTTTGTCTGAAGTCCCTATCTTCAGAGAAAGTGATCATCTCCCCCTCTAGTTCTTCAGAGCAATACTTTAAGGGCTTTGGATCTCCTTTTACGTTTGATTGCCCTAGCTGCTTAGGGTCCGTGGATTTCTCTACTACAAGCCCTCTAGTTAAGTTCTTCCATTCCCATACATCGCCATCTGGGTCGGTCTGGCGGTTATTTCTTCTCACACAGACCTTAAGATCCTGAGACATGTTGTCAGAGAAGAGGTACACCCTACCTTCGTTATCTTTGTCGCATTGCGCTCCAGGATCTTCTGAGTTTGCAAGGTCCGCTTTATCGAGTTTTGGTACGACAACAGGAGCTGAGTTTAATAGATACTCAGAGTTAAGATCGTTGTACAGTCCTAAGACTACGGCATTGTCCGCATTACCAGATACGGCCCCAACAAGACATTTAGACCCTAGGTACTGAGTGCTGATCCTACCAGAACCATTATTTAGTACAGGAAGCCAGTCAGACTTAGCACTAGTACTATTCTCGTCAAACAGTACTCTCACCCTTGATAGGTTTTCTGGATCATCAACGCTGTCTATCTTAGCCGGTTGGATGAAAAACTCAGCAGCACCGCCAGCGATTTTCTCTCCTAATTTCCTAAGTTGAGAATCCTGAGCTGCAAATGCTTCAACAAAAGAAGAGCCCGTCATAAATCCATCGTCTTAGTGACAACGCTATTTACCCTTGGATATTTTACACCATTGGTTGATGAAACTCTATTTCCATGATTGTCATGAGGGAATAAAGTACCACTTTGAGGTCTTTTATAATGATAACTTACATATCGATTATTACTATCACCGAAGGCTTCATATGGATGAGTAACAACACCACCGGAGCTTCCAACCTGAGCTTTAGATGATTCTTTTAAAAACTGAAGAGCTTCAGATTGTGTCATATTTGGCCATTGCTCTAAAGCACATGCAAGTAGTCCAGTAATTTGCGGACTTGCCATACTTGTACCGCTAATCGACCCAATGTAATAACTAGAATCTCTAGGATCTGTATATGTATTTGAATACCCAGAAGAACTATTTTTTAATGAAGACATAATATTAGAACCA